TATTTGTGCAAAGGTGTAACATCATGAAGTATCAATCAATGTTCGACATATGGGCAGTGCCTACAGACCTGCTCAAGCACGTTCAAGCTGGGCAAATGGTCTACGCAGGGAATAAGTCTAATAAAGGCAGATTCCTAGGTGTACGCAAGTCAGGCTCAATTGTAGTGGCTTGGCAGGGTAACGTACAGAACCACTCAGACAAGCTGGGTTATATCAAGTCACTTCGTAACTATGCAAAGGGTCAATAATCATGTCTAAAGAAACACTCTATGATGTACTCTGCGCAGTATCTATCGGTCTGCTCTTGGCTATCGGTGCACTCGCATACTTTGACGTATTAACTAAGTAATAAGGAACTATCATGACAAATGGAACTAATGCACCTGTAAAGCCTCAGTTTGAGGGTCAAATTGTAGCTTTTAAGTCTCCACACGCTAACGTCACATTGTATGACATTTGCAAGCGTAACCCTAAGTATGGAAATTTAGAATGGTGGGCTTTGAACGATCCTACACCTGAGCAAATACTAAGTGTCGCATAAGTGACATTCTAGACTGTAGCGTCCTGCTAGGATGCTATGGCCTGTAATGTCTACAGGGTAACACAGGCTACGGCCTAATCTTTGAAAGGTTAAACATGAGCACTTATAAAGAATGGACAAACTACGAAACTTGGCTTGCTAATCTGTGGCTAGGTGAGGACTCTTACGCTACAGAGGAAATCTCCAATGTATGCCTAGGTCTAATGGGATCTTGGGAGGATAAGTCAGACATTGACTATCGCTTAGGAGATACTATCAAGGATATTCTGCAGGGCTATATTGACAATGCTCAAGATGCACAGTGTGGTTTTGTAACTGACCTAATATCAGCGGCATTTCAGCAGATCAATTTCAGAGAGATTGCAGGGCATTTCTACGATGAATTGAAAGAACTTGAGGAGCAAGAATAATGATCAAACATTTTAACGTCGAAGTCTACAAGCACAAACTAGAATTGATTGTCGATCTAGAACGCAGTCACTGGTACGTGCTGTTTCCTAAGTACGGGCAATATGCCAGTGGAGACATTGGACACGGAAGCTTTGAGAGGAATCACAATCCTTTGATGATTGGTAAGCGTCGATATTCAATAGTCTTTGACTGTGACGATAACCGTAGGTATTGGGAAGGATGGTCATTCTTTGACGAGGAAAAACAAGACTATCTGCCTGACACTGGAAGACTTGACGGTGAACCAGTGTGGAAGGTCTACAATGACAAGGGAAAGATGATTCACACGCTATTTTCAGAGGAACAGGCAGAATTTCAAGTTCTATTTGAGAAACAACAAGGCAAAACTGTAACATTCCAAAAGGTTAAACAATGAACACCAAACTATTAAAACACTCACGTGAACTATTCAAGTCTTACGATGTACCTGAGCACGTACGTAGAGACTATCGACGCAAATGGATCAGGTCAGTACGTCTATTGGGTGATAAGTGGCTTTTAAGTCAATCTGTACAGCGTTTAAACCCTGCGAAGGGGACATTAGATGTATAAGATTGTCTCAATATCCTCAGGTATTGTCGTTGCAACCTTTAATAAGCTATCATTCGCTCAGGAGTGGCTACAAGATAACAATAATCTAGAGGGTCAACCTGCAAACCTTTATAAACTTGTCATAACTAGGAAATAATCATGAGCAACACTGTAACTTTCACATTTGACACACTATTGGCTGATAGTAGGGCTTTGGTGTCAGTGTCCTGCGAAGTTGATCAAGATGGTGACATCGCAGAATTCAATCATGTACTGTATGAGGGCTTTAATGTCTACGATGTACTGTCTGACAATCAGTGGACTGAGCTTGAATGGGACGCTAAAAAGGCCTATGACTTAGAACACACTGAACAACAGACCATAAACCATGACTTAGAAGCCCTTTATGGCCTCTCTAAGCCTTCATTTCACATCAGGTAAGGGGTAGGTAGCCATGTTATACACAAAAGGCTCAATTGAAGGTTATATGGGAGACAGTAAACAGATAGTCATAAGCATTACTTTTGACTATCTCATGACCGATGAAACTATAGATGAATTACTAGAACTTTTAAGGAGTAAATGTAATAACTGGGGTGAATCTTTACACTTTAAAATGACCTTAGAAAGTGAGGATGTATAAATGTTATCAGAAATTGACTTAAAAGACTGGATTGAACAACCTTCAAAACCTTTATACGATGTCCCTAAAGAGACACCTATAAAGACCCATGCAGGGGTGTTATGGTTTAGCCACATTGACGGGGCATACAGCCTCTGTTACGATGTCAATGGTAAGCCTGTGCATATGCAAGCATGGGCTACAGTTAACCCTTTCAAGAGGAAAAGCAAATGATCATGAATGAGTATTGCTATCAGGTAAGCCCTACAAAGACTGTATGGGTATATGCTGCAAATGAGGATGAAGCTGAGTCTAAAGTGTACGAAGAGTTAGGTTATGACCCTGATGACATGAATTTAATTGAAGTAGTGGAGGATGTCTAATGAAGTGCCTATGTTGCGATAAGATACTGACAGACTTTGAGAGCACCCGTAAACACGCTGTGACGGGGATGTTCTTAGACCTATGTCAACAATGCTTCAAAACTGTACAAAGTGACTCACATCTGCCTACAAAGGACAGACAAGATCTCATATCAGCTGATGACATGGACGATTCAGTTGAAGAAGAGGATGATAACCATGTTGACAGTAAGGACTATTAAGGAGGGCTTGACAAACTGTACAAAGTATGCTACCCTTACTTTAAAGGTATCTACAAAGTACCTATGACATTAACATAGAAGTAAATACACTATTAAAGATAATATTATAAGTATTACTTATAAAGTTACTTTAAAGTGTGTACGTTTCACATAGTGATATAGACTAACCCATTGAAAGGATAATTATGTCTATTGAATTGATTGATGATGACATTGACATGGATGTCGTTAAGTATGAGTGTTGGTATTGGTCTGTCATTGACAGTATGGCTGATTTAATTATGAACAATGGTCGTGACAGAGTTATGGCTGATGTAGCTGATGTCGTGATTAAACGTTTAGGTGATGGATATGTCCCACCTGTGGATGATCCTCTACCATGATGATGGCTTTATTTGTCTTCATCGTAACTATGATTAAACTTGTACTGAGCAAATAACATGAACATTGACGATACTAAACCTTGGCCTTTCCCTCATGTCTCCCTTGCAGGTGACTCAAGCTTGAAAGCTTTAGCTGATACCTTGGCAATGCTAGAGGATTTCACAGCTTTTCAGCTCAGAGGGGACATCTACTATGGATATCCTGATAAAAAGGCTCTAAAGACCATTGAAGGCCTTAGAAAGGCATTAGATGAAGCTTAACCTCGTACCTAAGCCTAGGCCAGAATCTAAGATGCTCAGACACACTTCATGCGATGCTTGTGGTAGCTCAGATGCTAATGCTGAATACGATGATGGACACACGTATTGTTTCTCATGCCACACGTATGCTCATGAGACTGATGCCTGTGATCTATCAGTTAAACAACAGGCTGTAATGCCACGAAAGCAAACAATGTTAGAGATTAAAGGTCAGATCAAGTCAATACCTGACAGAGGTATTACCTTACAAACCTGTGAAAAGTATGGAGTTACACAAGACAATGCACAACACTTTTACCCTTACACTGACGATACCGGAGGGGTTGTCGCAGCAAAAGTTAGACGAGTGGCAGACAAAACTTTCAGCATTCTTGGCTCATTCAAGGATGCTAGGTTGTTCGGACAGCAGCTCTTTCACGCAGGGGGCAAGTACATCACAATCTACGAAGGAGAACTCGATGCTCTCGCAGGCTATCAACTTACAGGGTCTCAGTGGCCTAGCGTCAGCATACGGAATGGCGCACAAGCGGCTCTGAAGGACTGTAAAGCTCAATATGAGTGGTTGAACACCTTTGAGAACATTGTGATCTGCTTCGATGCTGATGAGCCGGGTAAGAAGGCCTCTAAAGAGGTAGCTGAACTGTTCGGACAGAAGGCTAAGATCGTTAAGCATTTGAGTGGCTACAAAGATGCTTGTGATTACCTCATTGCAGGGGCTACTAAAGAGTTCGTCAATGAGTGGTGGAGAGCTGAGACTTACATACCTGATGGGATTATCAATGCTGCATCGCTGTGGGAGGAAGTGATTAAACCTGAGGCTAAGGCTGAGGCTATGTACCCTTGGAAGGGCTTGAATAAGCTTCTCTATGGTATGCGTCCATCGGAGTTAATCACAGTCACAGCAGGTTCAGGATTGGGTAAGAGTCAGTTCTTGCGAGAGATCTTGTTTAACATCTTGAATACTACGAAGTGGAACATTGGAGGGTTATTCCTTGAAGAGTCCACTCGGAAGACAGCTCGAAGTATCATGAGCTTACACGCTAACAAGTTGTTACACTTGCCTGACACACCTACAACTGAACAGGAGCTTAAAGATGCTTTCGATGCAACTCTTGGTAGTAATCGTATCTATCTTTTTGATCACTTCGGTAGCAGTGATGTGGACAACATTGCTAACAGAATCAGATATATGGCTAAGGCTTGCGATTGTAGGGTTATATTCCTTGATCACATCAGTATTGTGGTATCTGGTCAAGACCTTGGAGATGAGCGTAAAGCTATTGACAATATGATGACTAAGCTGCGTACACTGGTACAGGAGTTAGAGATCACATTGATCTGTGTCAGTCACCTTCGTAGGCCTCAAGGTAATGCAGGACACGAGGATGGACAAGCTGTATCGTTGTCTCAGTTGCGAGGCTCAGGTGCTATTGCTCAGTTGTCAGATGCTGTGATCACATTGGAGCGTAACTCAATGGCTGAAAATGAAGCTGAGAGACATCAGACTAAGATCTCAGTGGCTAAGAATCGTTACAATGGCTATACAGGCCCAGCTTGTGTGCTTAAATATGATATGGAGACTGGACGTATGATGGAGATGCAGGAGGAAACACTATGAGTAACAGAGAAGCTGGTAAAGGTAGCTCACCTCGTCCCTTTAGTGTAGCTCAGGCTGAGTATGATGCTCGATGGGATGCTATCTTTGGTCGTGATAGTGGCGATAAAGTACGTGACTTTAAGTTTGATAAAGAGCAGGACACTAAAGAACAGGAAACTAAAGATGAGTAGTACCTTAATTGCAATTGTTGGTGTTGTCTATGCTGTAGTGGCTATAGACTTGATCATCAAAGGGAATACTGGCTTAGGTATAGCCTTTGTAGGTTATGCTCTGGGTAATGTTGGACTTTACATGGAGGCTGCAAAGTGAGTAAATGGATTAAGAACATTAAGAACCAAGCTGAAGCTGATGCTATCATTGAAGCCCGTAAAGAGAGAATCAGACAGAAACAAAATGCTTGGGTAAAAGCCAACAGAGATAAGGCAAACGCATATAAGAGAGCTTACAAAGCTAAGAAGAAAGAACCATTACTAGTAACCGCAGGAGTAGTTATTAAGTGTACATATCGTCCTAACTGGAAGGAAGCTCCTGTGTACTATTGCCCTGAATTAACTTATAGAGGTATGCACAAATGATTGACATGGACAAGATAGCAGGTAGAATGCTTGACTTGGAGAGTAAGTACTATGAGTTGCAAGACAAGTATCAGTTACTTATCCATCACTATGAAGACTTGAAAGCTGAATATGAAGCGTATCGTGCTAGACATCGAGACAACATTAGATCACAACACGATCTGGATGGTAGTAACTAAGGACATTGACACTGGAGAAGTTAACGTATGGAAAGCAGCAAACAACCTCGTGGAGTATTTAAAGGACACTACGTTGATAGTAGCCCACAACGGGATAAGCTTCGATTTTCCGATATTGAACAAGCTCTGGAGTACGAAGATTCGCTTGAGCCAAGTGTACGATACGTTGATAGCCTCAAGGTTGTTAGATCCCTCAATAGAGAACGGGCACAGCTTAGACGCTTGGGGGACGAGACTGGGACGCAAGAAGATTGACTATACAGGAGTGTGGACATGGTTAATGGACAGACGAGAGGAATACAAAGGTGAGTGCTTTAACGTTCCTCACATGGCTCTTCTGGAGCATTATTGCATTAGGGACGTTGAGGTCACTTGTGATCTTTACAAGCATCTTACTGCTGAATTCACTAAGAAAGACTTTTCACAAGAAAGCCTTGCTTTGGAACATAAAGTAGCATCTATCATTGCTGAACAAGAACGTAATGGATTCAAACTGGACTTACCCTATGCAACTTGTTTACTTGCTGACATCAAAGGAAAGATGGCTGGAATATATGAGCAGATGCAAGAAAGGTGGCCTCCAGTCATCACACCAAGGTTCCACAAGACCTCAGGAAAGCCTATCAAAGATGCCGTTGATACTTTCAATCCCGGAAGTAGAAAGCAAATCGGAGAAAAGCTGATGGAGCTAGGATGGAAACCTAAGGACTTTACTGAGAAGGGTCAAGCTATTGTCGATGAATCTGTACTGTCTAAGGTTGTTAACATTCCTGAAGCTCAGATGATCGCTGAATACCTGATGCTACAGAAACGTGTAGCTCAGATTGAAAGCTGGTTAGAAGCTGTTGGTAAGGACGGTAGGGTTCACGGTAAAGTGATCACCAATGGAGCTGTTACAGGTAGGATGACACACAGTAGTCCTAACATGGCACAGATTCCCAATGCAGGTAGCATCTATGGCAAAGAATGTAGAGAATGTTGGACTGTGGAAAGCGGCAATGTATTGGTTGGTTGTGACGCTAGTGGCCTTGAGCTTCGTATGCTTGCACATTACATGAAGGATGAGAACTATGTTAAGACAGTCACTGAAGGATCATCAAAGGATGGAACTGATGTACACACGCAGAACCAGAAAGCTGCAGGTTTGCAGACAAGGGATCAAGCAAAGACATTTATTTACGCATTCCTATACGGTGCAGGGCCAGCTAAGATTGGTTCCATTGTCGGTGGTAGTGCTAAAGCGGGACAGAAACTTATCGATTCTTTCCTTGCGAACACACCTGCCCTTCAACGTCTTAGAAGTACGGTTAGTAGATATGCGGGTAAGGGCTTTGTACCGGGGCTTGATGGTCGCAAGATATGGGTACGCAGTGAACACGCTGCCCTCAATTCGCTCCTTCAAGGGGCTGGGGCGATATTGATGAAGAAAGCTTTAGTACTATTTTATGATAAGACTAAGGCTAACAAGTGGCCTGTAAAGCTAGTGGCTAATGTCCATGATGAATTTCAATTGGAAGTTCCTAAGGAATATGCTACAATAGTAGG